CAGGCTTTGCAATGGCCGCGTACTGGCGTGCGAAAGCCCGATACCTACGTCAACACGTACGCTACAGGCTTTCCTTTCCGAATTTCTGAGGACTACTTCACCGACACAGAAATTCCTGACCAAGTCAAACGAGCACAGGTTGTCCTTGCTGTTTATTTGAACAACAACAAAGCTGGAATCGGCTTAAGCGGTTTGGAGGATTACAAAAACGTTCAAATCGGCAGTTTGAATGTCACGCCTGACAAGACAGGCGCTGTTGGCGCTGATCGAGTTCCGCCGTTACTTGAACGCTATCTAACGGGGCTTAGAATCAGCGGACCAGGCAACATCGCTATTAAACGGAGCTGACCATGGGCACGGACTACAGCGTCGGAGCAGAATTCATCTCCGATACAAACGAGCACACAGGTCGTTTCAACTGCATCTATTTCAAAGAGGATTCAGTAATCAACGCAATCACGGCGCAGGATTACACCGGCAATAGCCTTGCTGGCGAGACATTCGTCGCTCGAACGAAAATTTTCGGTGTGTTCACAAGCGTGACACTGACCAGCGGTGCTGCAGTCGCGTACAAAATCTGATGTCTCTTGCTAAGTCGCTAGAGAAAGTCGCCGGCAAAGTGATCGGACAGTTCGGCGGCGATGTGACGATTCGTTACGTCACTGCTGGTACTTACAACACGACAACAGGGGCTTCAACCGAAACGACTAGCGACACTGCCATCAAAGGCATTCTTGAAGGCGTGTCTAAGGCAGAGGTTAATGACCTGATCGAAGCTGAAGACAAGCGACTGACGGTTGCTGCTGATGATCTCGCGACCGCACCCGGCACAAAGGATCGTGTGGTGATCAGCTCAGTTGTTTACCAGATCATCGCCGTGAACACTAATGAGCATGACAACACGGCAATCACTTACGAGTTGATCTTGAGAAGCTGATGGCCAAGCAAATCAGAGTGTCGCAGATTGGTGAGTACGCCAAAGGCAAGTACGACAAGCTGATTACTGCTGCAGTTGCTGAGACCTACAAATCTCTGATCATCAAAAGCCCTGTAGACACAGGACGATTCAAGGTCAGCTGGGCAGTAGGCGAAAACGATGCGTCGTTTGATGGTGCTCCTGCTGGCAAACCGAGTTATCCAGCGCCTAATCCAGAAGTGCCCAACAGAATCGGATATGGCAAAGAAAAGGCTGGCAACATCTATTCGGTCTACAACAACCTGCCTTATGCAGAAAAGCTAGAGACAGCCCCAATAGGCCAAGGCAGTAGCCGTAAAACGAATGGCCCTGGCTGGGTAAGAAACACTGCCAAGCGTGTGCAACGCTTGATTCCTACGCTTGCAAAACAGATTGAACTAGAGCCATGAGCAGCACTTTCAACGATGTTCGTGCGGCGATTGAAGGCAGGATCGCAACTGAAATGGCGAACTCGCCTGCAGTTCAGGTTGCTTACACGAATGTGCCGTTCACTCCGCCTGATGCTGCGAACTGGATCAAGGTGCAGCTTCAGTTCAATGACAACGAATATTTCACTTTGAGAGGGCCGACATCTGGATTCAATCGCCAGACAGGCATTTTGCTGGTTGATATTTTCACGCCTGTTGGCGTCGGCACAGGTGCTAACTACACGATCGCAGAGCGGGTAAAAGACCTGTTTGACAGGGTCACGGTGAGCAATGTGACATTCGACGCAGCTTCAGGGCCTTTCGCCATTCAGCCTGCTTCACCAGAGGCTTACTTTCAGACGCAGCTGAGCGTGACCTTTGACGCTTACTTACAATAAGCTAGTTAGAGCCACTACCGTTCAACACCATGGCTACTGTCTTGTCCGGTACGTCCGGCGCCCTTTACTACAAGCCTGCTGGCACTAAGTCTACGTTCAAAGCAGCGAACGTGACTAATGGCAGCAACAACATCAATGTAGGCACCTACCTGAACTTTCAGGTCGATGACAAAGTTTCATTCGGAACCGGCACTGGCGGAACGCTGCCTGGTGGTTTGAGTGCAAGCACTGACGTGTTTATCCGTACCTATACGGCATCAACCGGCATCGCTACTTTCGCTGCGACTGCAGGCGGCAGTGAGCTTGCATTGACCAGCGATGGCACTGACGGTACTACGCCTTTCACCATTGACTTTGCTGAATTCCAATCAGTTGGCGACTGTCGTGAATGGTCATTTGAGGTGACTCGCGAAGAGCTGGACACCACCACCATCGGTGGCACTCTCGCTCAGAATGCTCCTTTCCGTACCTTTATTACTGGCTTTGCTGACGGCTCTGGTTCTGCAACGGTGTACTTCACCGACGACGACACCACGATTGCTAACCGTTTGATTGAAGACGTGATCCAGCGCAAGCAAGCTGGTGCGACGTTCAAGCTTTACAGCGATTTGGTGTTATCTTCCGGTTCGCCTGCTGACACGTCTAGCACCTTCATCGAGGTTCCTGCTGTGATCAACTCTGCGTCTTTCTCGGTTACGCCTGATGATGCGCAGGCTGTTGAAATTAGTTTCCGTCCTACCGAGGCTCCTTCTTTCGACTTCGCTCGTTCTTGATAAAACAAGAACATTGTTCGGCCCCCAACTTGTGTTGGGGGCTTTTTTGTGTGTAAGCTGTTGTTAAACAAGAGGTTTTTTGTGCCCAGTGCTCTCGAACGGCTGAAAAAAGCAGCCAATCTGCAGCCGGTCCGAAAAGTTGTCACCCTCAACGATGGTTCTGAATTTGAGTTTTGGCGTACGCCGTTGACAATGGCCGAGCGTGAGCGTGCGCAAAAAGCATCGAAAGGTGATGACGGTGCATTTGCACTGCAGTTGTTTTTGATGAAGGCGATGGACGAGAACGGCAATAAGCTGTTCAGCCTTGGCCAAGCCGCAGAGGTGAAAAACGATGTGCGTGACGCTGACTTGCAGCAGTTGATGCTGGCTGTCATTCAGGAAGACGAGCCAGAAGAGATCGACCCAAAAGACTGAAGGCCGAGCTGAAAAAAGACAATTTTTTGAGATTGCAGCTTGGCGTAGCAAAAGAGCTTGGCTATACGTTGACCCGGCTCTGCAATGAAGTGACCTTAGAAGAGCTGTTTATATGGTCAGCGTATTTTGGATTACTGAATGAGGAGCAAGAGGCGCAGATGAAAAAGGCTAGGCGTAGGCGCTAAAGTCAAGAGAACAGGTCTTAGGTCATGGCTGCGGTTGCACGCGTAGGCGTAGAACTTGACGCACGCGGCGCCGTAAGTGGCTTAAGGGGTCTCGATGCCCAGGCAAGAAAGACGCAGGGTGCATTTACGCAACTGAGGAATGCTGCGGTTGCTGTTGGTGCTGCTGCTGCAGCAATCAAAGGCGCTCAATTTGTATTTGCAAAAACTGCTGAGCTGGAGACTCAAACACGCAGCCTGAAAGTTCTGACTGGCTCTTTGCAAGATGCTCAGAGGGTCATCAAAGAGCTGCAAGATTTCGGCGCAGTCACGCCATTTACGAGCAGTGAGCTAATCGAAACAGCAAAGCGCTTGAAAGCGTTTGGTTTCGAGACAGAGAAGATTGTTGATGTCACTAAACGGCTTGGCGACATTGCGGGTGCAACTGGTGCAGACCTAGGCGGCATCGCTACTGCCTTTGGTCAGATTCAAGCTAAAGGCAGGCTGCAGGGCGAAGAGCTGCTGCAGCTGCAAGAGCGTGGTGTTGACCTGCAAGGCACGTTGCGCAAGGAATATGGGCTGACTGCAGATGAGTTCCAAAAAGCGCTCAGCAAAGGGCAGATTGGCGCTGATGCTGTCAATTTTGCGTTGACGAAACTAACTGAAAAGGGTGGCAAATATGCAGACGGAGCAATCGCTCAATCAGATACTTTGGCTGGCAAGCTCAGCACCGTACAAGACAACATCGACAGAATTGCCACAAAGCTTGGAGAGGTCTTAGCGCCCGCATTGAAAAATGTCTTGGACTTAGCGATCGAAGCTCTTAATGCAATAAACCAATCGATAGCCGCGAGAAGTTTAACGACAGGAGAGAAGCAAAGTTTCCGTGATGAAGCTGTTCGTGAAGTTAGGGCTGCTGGCGGCGGCTTCGGCGTCGACAACGTTGTTGTTCGTCATTTAGGTAAAACCTATCAAGGTCCACCAGACCAAATCATTAGGCAAATAACGAATGACTTGATTAACAAAGAAGTCCAAAGGCGAGCAGGCACGCAAGCTTTGGCAACCAGCACGGCGAACGCTGCTCAGCAGTTGACTGAACGTCCTGATCTTGGCGGTGGCACTGGTGGCGGTACTGGTGGCGGCAAAGAGCGTGTTGATATGTCCCAAAAAATGCTGGAAATCAACCAGCGTTTGCGAGCTGAGCAAGAGGCTGGCAATGAGACATTGGTGGCAACTCTTGAGCTTATGCAGCGACGTCAAGAGATTGCTGAAAGCAATATGTTGCCTGTCGAAAGGCAGAATGCGCTTGAACAGGCCGGTGCAGATTTTAAGGAGAAAGTGTTAGGCATCGAGCAAAAGATTGCCGAAGAACGCGAAAAAAATGCTGCAGACGCTCATAAGGCATTCCAAGATCAAATAAAGCAACAGGAAGAGCTAGCGCAAGCAATGCGTGAAGCCGATCCGATGTTCCAGATGAAACAGCAGATGGAAGAACTGCTGAATGTTCAAAATCAAGTCGCAGCTGGTGCGCAAGTTATCGGCAACGCATTCGCAGGTGCATTTAAGAGCGTCATAACTGGCAGCAAGTCTGCTGAAGATGCGCTTAAAGACATGCTGGCCGCTACAGCTGAGCATTTCTTAGATATGGCAATGGAGATTATTGCCCAGCAGCTGACGATGATTTTGTACCAAAGTATATTGAACGCACTTGGTGGGCCAAGCTTTGGTGGTGGTGCTCAAAAGCCACTAACATCAGGGCTTGATTTTTCTTCGGCGTTTGCCGAAGGCGGCTACGTTTCCGGCCCCACTAATGCTCTTGTCGGCGAAGGCGGTGAACCGGAATACATTATTCCTGAAAGCAAAATGCGCGAAAGCATGTCGCGTTATTCACGCGGTGCTCGTGGTGGTTCTGTTATCCCTGAAAGTGGATCAGGCGGCACCAGCGAAGAAGGTGGTGGAACAGCAGTTGCCGCACCAATCGACGTTCGCTACACGGTAGAGCGTATTAACAGCGTTGATTATGTGACTGCTGATCAGTTCCAGCGCGGGATGCAACAGGCTGCAGCACAAGGTGCAAATGCGGGCGAAAAACGTGCTCTATTTACTCTTAGGCAAAACACCGCACAACGTAAGAGGATTGGTCTCTGATGTCATCAGCACTTGCCTTCGCTCACTATTTAATCCTTGAAACCAAGGACGCAACGCAGTCCTTTTACTTTCAGAACTACTGGGTTTCAGAAGATGCTTCTTACAGCGGCGTGGCTTACGGTTTTCTGCCTTTTGCGTTTTCAGGCATGACCATAACCAAGGCCGGAGACAACCAGCCCGCAACTCTCGCTTTTCCAAACAACGAGCTGACAAGACCTTGGGCGACTGATGCAGTTGAAAACGAGTTTATTGCCAAAGTCAGAACAATGATTATTGATGCTGACGACAAAAGTAACCCCACTTCTTTGAATGAATATGTGGCTCAGGTCGTTAGCGGCAAGTGGGATAGCACTGCTTTGACGTTGGAGCTCGCGTCAGTCTTTGATGCAGTTGGCGGAGACGTACCACGAAAGCGTTTGACGAAAGATCTTGTGGGGCACTTGCCGTTGACCAGCAGCGTCAGAGTTGCGTGATTGACTTAATTGGCAAGCCCTATGTTTTAGGAGCTGACGGCACCGGCCCAGACGGAGCAATCGACTGCATTCACTTGGTTTATGTGGTGTTGGAACGGATGGGGATTCCAACGCCTGAATTTCAGGCTGACTGGTATAACCAGAGCGTTAGGCAGTACGGGCGAGATTTATTGAAGTGGGGAACCCGTCTTTGCAGTCATTTGGAGCGGAGGATGTCTCTACATCAACAGGCATTTGAAGGCGGTCGCATGGTCCCCTATCGGCACCGTGTCCAACAGCCATTGCTTCCGTATGAGAAACGGTTAATACAAGCGTTAGGTTGCAGCGAAAAGGAATATCGACAATTTGCCCAAGAGGTGGAACGGCGTGTAACCGAACGCCCTGAGGATTACGCGCTTATTCCGGATGTAAGAAATGAAGCAACGACGATAGCGATTGTCAGCCTTGCTATTAGTGCAATTACCACTGCGGCTGCAGTTCTTCTAACGCCAAAACCGCCTGATTTCAGCAATAGAAGCCTACGCAAAAAACAACTTGGAGGAATCCAAGGCCGAGAGATTTTCACTCCAACGCTTGGGTTTGATGCAATCCAAGACCTTGCTGAGTACGGCCAGATCGTCCCAATCGCATTCACTCGTAAAGAGACTTTGCCAAATGGCAGAACATCAGGGGGCTTATTAGTTTCGCCTCAGCTGGTGTGGTCGCGAATGAAAAGTCGTTACTCTTTTCAGATCGCTGAAATGGTGATGATCGTTGGGCAAGGCCCGATGGATCGTCCTGATCTTCGAGGCATTTTTCTTGGCAATAATGGGCTCGATGCTGTTTATGATGATTATTTTGACTTCTTCTATACAAGCGGAGAGGCAGTAAAAAGCCGACTCAAAGGCTTTCATCATCGCTATGGTGATTTTATTGCAGCCAAGTTGGCTGACGATGAAGAGGCTTTTACTGCTCCTGCTAATGCTGCCCAAGAAACGTCCGCATTTTGTGGAGCGTTTACGCCTTCTTCGCAGACAAAATTTGGGGTTTTCTCGGGGATTCCAAACGGCACGCCATATAGACCTGACTGGAGAATTGTTTCTATCCCACAAGGGCCTTTAAAAGCCACAGCCGAGCGACAAAAGAAAAATGAACAGAAAAAATATGTCGATCAGTTTTTAATGGATGTCCATCCCAAGGGTGGCAATGCTGTTCAGGACGACAAGGAAAAAGACAAGAGAGGTTCAGAAAATGCCGGAATGCCAGGCACTGGCACTAACTACGCACGTCGCATAGGCATTGTTAAACATATACGAGCAGCCGACAATTTTGAGACCACGGCTAATTACAACGTCAGAAAAACGAGCGAAAACGGGCATGAAAGCTGGAAAGACGTAAAAAAAGAAGTTTTTGCCGACGTCGGGGATGAGATTAAAATTTTAATTGGCCAAGGCACGCAAGCGGTCATACCTTTTGGCCCATCTCCAGGATTTGACCCTGTCGATCTATCTGACATTCGAGCATCAATTCAATCTGAAAGTGCTCGTTACGACCAGCTGTTTGCTATCGGATCTACTTTTATGATTGGGTCGTTAACTTGGAAGGTCATAAAACGAAGAATAGAAGGTCGTTTTGATCCTGATACAGACGCAGACGGTGGTCAGACAATAACTCTTAAGTGCATTGAAAGATGGAGTGCCGCGCAAAACAGAATTGGAATTGTTGACGAAAAAGCAATAACTAAGCGAAGCCATGTTCCTTATACAAAAGACAACGACGCAATATCGGAAGCCTTTTACCCGATTCTTCGGTATGAACTGGGCACTGTTAAAAACACAAGGGCTTGTGACGTTACTGAAATAGGAATTAAATCTCAGGTTTGGGCAAAATTTAATGGAATTACGCACTTTGCGCCTTTGCCAACGCCTCAAAAGATAGCTGATGGCAACAAAGAAGATATTTCTTATACCGAGGGCAAAATATCTTCTTATGCTTATCGCGTTTCTTTTTTTACAATTGATGTTCGCCCAAGCGATTACGACGCAAATGTAGGCAGGAATAACGGTTGGGAAGGCATGAAGGGTGGGTATTTGTTTGCTGTTGTTGGTGACTCTCCAGTCGACATTTACACTTCAATTCAGATTAAACACCCAAGCCGAGGGCAATATGAGTACAGGTTTAGACCTTTTGAAAGCTCACGAATGACTAGAGGCGGAACAGGCGGTGGGCAGCAGCCTGTGCTGTCTCTAGACGCAAGAGGTACGCAGCAGAGCTACCAAGTCCAAGCGCCTACGTATGGCAACTTTCAAATTACTGCCAAAGGTCAGATTATCCAGCCACGACAATTGTTCGTGCACAAAGAAATGGCAGCGCCGCCAGACAAACAGTCTGATGACGAGACTATAGTTGTCAGCTATGAGCCTGTTGAAAAAGATACAAGCAGGTATGAGGTCCAGCTTCTCGACTGCAAGGCATTGCAGACAAGAGCTACTTATACAGAAGGCGAGTCTATTAGGCCCATCACCTTAAGCAACCTTTTTTCCAAGCTTACAGGTGTCGACCCATACAGGGATAACAAGCCAGTTGGTTTTAAAACAACAAGAGAAAATTTTCAATACGCTAGAGACGCAAATCGAAAAGTAATCCTGACGGTCCATTTGTCGGTTGTCCAAATTGATATGGCCCACACCTCAAAGAATCTATGGTGGGAAGTCGATCGTTATGAGGTTGCTACGGTCGAAGGCAATATTGGCGATGGAGACACTTTTGTGAAAACTGCAAGAACTAACGATGATGTGCAGTTTGGATTTGAATTTAGGCTGTTCCACCCAAATAAATTTGGAGAGCCTGAAACCACCAGCAATCGTCTTTTTCAGCGGTTTAGCGGAGTCGCCGAGGTTTCCCATTATGGAGATTTGATTACGAGGAGCTGTGACAATGGCCCTGAGCATGAAGTTATTTACGTCAACGAATCTCTTGCTGAAGACGAAACCCCTGTTTACAACAACTGCGCAGTCGCTGGTCTCAAACTGAAGTCAAGCGATAACTTCAGCCAACTTGATCAAGTCCGCTTGTATTTAGACCAAGGGCTTCAAGTTGAGCGTTTGCTTGATAACGATACGGCAGCAAGCAATCTGCTGACTGACCTGCTTTGGTATTTGGTGACAAACAAAGACACTGGAGCAGGCGAACTATTGAACAGCTCTCTGGTTGATAAAACTGCACTGGCAACGACTGGACGCTACTTGCGTGCTAACAGGCTTTATTGGGACGATGTCATTGCTGAGCCGATTAACTTGCGCTCGTGGCTGTCAGAGCAGGCCGCAGGCGTACTGTGCTTTGTTGGTCTTAAAAACGGCAAGCTCAACTTAGAACCAGCTCTTCCTTATGACTCAAATTTTGAGATCAACGCTA